TATCCTTTTCCAGTTATGTAAACAGTAATGTAATTTTAGTTAAAGGAATATGTTTGAAGATTTTAGATGGTACAAGGACTTGGGCAATCATCAGACAGCATGGGCTGGTCATATACTTTATATCTACAAACAATTACCTATATGGAAGCCAAAGACCATAGTGGAGTTAGGAGTGTATCTGGGTCATTCTTTAGCAACAATGGCTGAGAGTTGTGAGGATCATAACCTTGGTACTAAACTGTATGGAATAGACCATTTTGTAGGAGACGACCATAGTGGTAAGTTTGGAAGTGATATTGAGAGTATAGCGACTAATTGTTTATCTAAGTATCCAAGTGTAACCTTAATTAAGAAGACATTTAACGAAGCCCTAAAGGATTGGAAAGGGGACATAGACCTACTTCACATTGACGGTAGGCATTACTATGAGGATATTAAGGAAGATTTTACTAATTGGAGTAAGTTTGTTCCTATAGGGGGGCATATTATTTTACATGATACTCAAGTAACAGAGAGAGATTTTGGGGTTAAAAAGTTCTTTAGGGAATTACAAGAGCAACACCCCGAATGGGAGTTTAGTGAGAGACTTGAGAGCCATGGACTTGGTATAATTACAAAACTATGATAGAGGAATGGAGACCAATAAAAAATTATGAAGAGTTGTACGAAGTCAGTAATCTTGGGAGGGTTAGGATTATTAAAACTGGGAAATTTAAGAGGTCATATCTTACTCTTAAAGGTTATGAACAGATTTGTTTATACAGGGGCAAGAATTATACTTAAATTAATCGAATTATTAGAAAATTAATATGGAATTCTTAAATAGAAAGGTGGTTGTGTATAGCGCTATATACAACGACTACGACAAGCCTAAAAAACAGCCTTTAGGTATTAAGCCTATACTGTTTACCGATAGTATAGAGAGTGAGGACTGGGAGGTTAGAAAGGTTGAGAGGAAGGAAGTTCACCCTAGAATGAAGGCCAAATATTTTAAGTGTATGTCTCACGAGGTATTAGATTGCGATGTTAGTGTCTGGATAGATGGTAGTGTAGTTATAAAGACACCTAATTTTGAGGATTGGTGTTTAAAACAACTGGGAGACAGCGATATGGCATTATTTAGACATCCAGACAGAAGTTGTATTTATATTGAGGCCGATTTTTGTAAAGATATGCCAAAGTATAGAGAGTTGCCTATAATGGAACAGGTTCAAGAATATGAGACAATGGGTTATCCTAAAAACGCTGGATTGTGGGCTTGTACGGTTATGATAAGGAGGCATAATAAGAAGATAGAGGAGTTTAATAAACTCTGGTGGGAGCACAATAACAAATATACCTATCAAGACCAGTTAAGTTTTCCAGTTTGTGCTAAACAAGTGGGTTTAAAGATTAACACAATAGAGGGTAACCTATGGAATAATGAGATAATAAGTGATGATACTTCACAACACAAAAGCGACCTATGAGGTACTATGTTTACAATCATCATGACTTTTGGCAATACCCTATGGGGGGTAGCAGTCTACTTGAGGCTGATGTGGTGTTCTTATGGAGTGATTGGGCTTTCCCAAATGAGGTAGCTAAACTACACTTGTTAGGTAAGAAGGTCATAGTCTATGAGCATGGGTTTGGTAGTGCCTTTGATTACGAGCTAGACAACAGAGAGCCTATTGCTGATGGGTATTTAGTACTAGGACAAGAGAGT